TTCTGTCTGTTATTTTAAAGCCAATCCAGTCCTCCAGGGTTCTATTAAAGTACATCTTACCCATCTCTCCAGTCTCCCTGCTCAGTCCCACGTGATTGTGTATATAAGCTTCGATAGATTGAGCATGAGAATGTATGACGTCAGAGGAGTTAGAAGGGACGCCCTTGGTTCTTACGTTTGAAGTAGACCCAGGAACTTTAAGGTGGTTGGGGCGATCCAGGAGATATCCGTCATAACCTCTCTCCTCAAAGTATCTGGCTATTCCGTACTTGTTGTTCTCTATAAGAAGTGGGTAGCCGTAGAAAAACGCCGCCATCAATACGTCTTCGTAGAATATCTTGGCGAGGGGAGGGCGGGACGCATACTCCAAAACAAACATGTTGGAGGGGTGCTCCATGTGAAATTTGTTGTACAGATGTAGGGCACCTTTAGACCCTCTACCGTCTACCGTGGCGTCAATGTCGTAGCTGTCAACTCCGCCGCACCCGATGAGCTCGTTAGGGGGTATCAGTTTTCCGTATGACTCTTTCCTTATGTTCCTAAGGTTCTTAGGCGGGAGCCATGACACTCTAAACCTACCTTTTGCATCAGGTCTAAACATGACCTCAGTGTCCTTCTGACCGTCCTTCCAAACGAAGTTGCCTCTAACCACAGGGTCTGGGTACAGGTCATCGTTGTGGTCAATCTGTTCGTAGATCTGACCTATGTTAAACAAGCTTCCCTCAATACTATCCCTGAACGCCTCGTCAGTAGTAAACGGAAACTGCCTGATTATCTCATTCAGCTCTGAGGGCTGGTTTTTAAATGCTTCCCTCTCGTTCTTGAGATACTTCTTGCTTCCGATCAGGATGTCTTCTCCGTCGATGCCTTCTACTGGATCTTCTGGATCTTGCACCACGGGGTTTCCGTACTTGTCGAAGAACCCCTCTAGTGCATCTTGGGCTGGAATAAACAGGCGATACAATCCAGATCTAGTCCTCCCATTCGAATTCCTCTCCATCGGATCCGAATCCTCCCATAGGTCCTTGTACTCCTTTCCACCTTTGTCCATTGGATTTACGGTGCTTCCGACTAGAGCCTTTCCTACGATTTTTCGACCCACGATCAAACATGTCCTCTGAATCCTCCATGCGTCTCTGATGTCTGTAGGTTTTTCCCATTTTCCTGCCTCGTCTAAGTACAACAGGTGAAGCTTCTCACCGTCATACGCATTGTTAGTAGTGTTTTTCCAGTTTATGACCGTGTTCAGTGCATCGCCAACCTGCGCTGTTTTGTTCTTTTTTGTAATCTTCTTAGATGGTTCTCTGAATGCCAGCTCCATGCGCGGGTTTGTAGTACCGTCCTGAATTGGCTTGAAGAAGAAAGGGTAGTTCCTAAACATCTGGACTACCTTCTTCATAAATATGTTCTCCTGAGCGTCTTTACCTGTTTTGCTCTGTATCCCGAGTAGTTTGTCTTTTACCTGGCTGGCCTCATCGACAAGAACCGCCGCGCAGATATTCGTGTATCCACTACGACGACACTTCGTGTAAAGCTGACCGATGCAATTCGGATCTGCCTCACACGCTGCCATGTGCAAAAATATATCTCTTTGAAAACTAAGGTAGTTAGGATACCCTATGTCAAACTTGGTCCATTGTAGGGCCATATAGTGTCGGCCCGTAATGTATGTAGGATGACCGTTGTTGTAAAACCAAACGCCATCACGTCTACGCCTAAACTCTTCTTCGATGTATGGACGGAAACGTTCACGGAACTCCCTTGGCATCTCCCCCCACTCGTCCATAGACCGAACCCTACGCAGTTCTTCTGGCATAGGAAGCCTTTCCCACATTTGCATGTCTTTCTTTCTGTCTGAGAACAAGATCTCTGACTTCTTTGGCTTAACGGGAAGGCAAATGTGTAGGCCACCGATATCGATGACTTCACCCTTTGTACCGTTGGGATCAATGACAATATGTTCATTGTGGCTCATAATCTCCATTCATAAGTTCTTGTATCCTAGGGTACCTCGAAGACACAATAAGGTTGGAGTCCCATCTAGGGTATTGATCTCTATTTATGTAAGACTCATAGCTGTGTATGTTCTCATCATTTTTTACATCTATACAATCTTCAGGGTCGCTAGATATTAGCTCTACAACTGACCACCCCCATTTATTCGTTATCTCTCTTAGTATTTTACCATCAAAATCAAATCTTGTTGATTTATCATACATGCCTAAAATATCAATCGAGTTTTCAAGAGTGTAAGTCAAAAAAAACTGACCAGAGCTGACTAAATAATTTCCTCTAGTGTTGAAGACACAAGTTTCATTTACTTGTGGATCTTGACTCATTACAACAAACTTGTTGCTCCCAAATGTAGCGCACTTGTTTTTTGATAGTCTTTTCTTACACTTGTCAAAGTATGATTTACTGTGAACGTTATTGCTTCCAAGCCAACAGATATAATCTTTTTGCTTGTGTATGCATGTCATCCAGGCAAATTGAAATTTAAAAGAAAGCGGGTCGTTAGGATAAAAATGATGTTCAAGACCGTTTTCTTCACAAAATTTAGCCTGCCTAGGGTCATCTCCAATAACAACACCTATAGAGTCAAATCCGTCTTCATTAAAGCTTTTTATAGTATCAACCATGTGATGTAAAGACATCCTGGTCAATGAAAATCTTTTATGATAAACCATAAAAAAACAGACAGAACGACTCATCTTACTATGGTTACATGGCCGTTTATGATATACGACTCCCCGTACCCAGAACATTCAACTCTGTAGATGTAAACGTCGTCAGGTACATAGTACTCATCGCCCCCAAACCAAAACTTCATCGCCCTTGACCTCTATAGGTCTTTTTGTAGTTCTTAGACTTCTTGTTGGAAGACGTCTTCGTCTTAGCGTGTACGCCAGGTCTAGAGACCTTGTTCTTTTGTTCGTAGGTGGAAACTACTTTTGCCATTTTATTTAATTTGTCGGCGAGGCGGGGCTTGAACCCGCATGTCACCAATTACTCTTTCTACAAGGTATAAGCTTGAGGAGATACCCGCCGAGGGTTTTACTTTCGCTTAGAGCCCTTTATTCGGCTCTTCTCGGCTATACCTCTGTTTTTTGATGCAGGCATAATGATTTTGGCGCCGTGCTCGGCGTGGTGGATGTCTTTTCCGTCTCCCTTCTTTACCTTTCCCTTGCGCTCAGCCTCGCGTCGATCTTTGTTGCGCTTGGCCCTACGCTTCTTCTGCTCTTCGGTAGATTGAAACTTATCGTACTCTTTTCTGTAGTTTCTTTTAACTCTCATATTCTCCGTTCCAGTTACTTTGAGAACCGTTCCGCGAATCCACCAGAATAATCTTTTTCTTGTTTGATCTCACCGTCATTTCTCAGGTCTTTTGTCATTTGTTCTAGCCTTTGGCGCTCAATGAGTAATTCTTTGCAGTCGAGAGCCGTTTGCTTGATCGAAGATAGTTCAGCTTTTCGACCTGCTCCATTGAGATCTGGGTCGACAGGCTTCTTGACCTCTTCGATCATATTGTTTATGGCTGCCTCCATACTATCCATTAGGCGCACCGCCGCTTCGAGCGTAGTAAACTTAGATTTCGGCATAGAGAAGGTCTTCGGCGCGAACGCGGTAGTACTCCTGATCGTCAATCGTAATGCGATAGTCCATATTCTTTTTGAATCCGACTATATCCCCCTTCTTTATACCTAGCTCTTCTGTGTGCTTGCTTTCAAAAGCTACCTCACCCTTGAGTTTGTCGCTTTCTTCCAGATGAATGATCTCAATTACGGCCTCAGCAACGTCTTCAGGCTCATCTACTGGCTTCAGCAGGGTCCAGCCGCCTAGCAGACTGATTTCACCGTCTTTGTTTTTGTAAGCAATGGCCTGATTGTTGACGGCATGCTCAGGATTATATCTCACCAGATAGTGGTTGTCAAACCCAGTCAAGGTCTGACCGTCATTCATGACGACGAGGTGATGAAAGTACAATGTGTCACCAGGCTCTACCCCCGTTTCGTACTTAAACGGAGCGGCCACCACGGGCCCCTCGGTGACTCTATGCTCGAACTCATTCCACTTGGTGTCCACATACAGCTCCAACCCAGATGAGGTCGTCATCGTATCGTTGGTCGTCTTTTCCAGCTCGACGACAAAAAGATCGAATGGTCTCATTAGAAATTCAAATCAAGTTCAATAATTACGGGCATGTTTTCGATGGACTTCCAAAGGACCTGTCCCTCATCAGTCTGGAGGTAAACCAAATACCTTTTTACATCGAATCTATGGAAGGCTTCCTCGTCAAATACGATGGTGCTCACCTCCCCCATACCAGCACGCATGCCGACATAGTACGCCATAGCGTCTTTAGGGTTCTGCCCTATGATAATCTTACGAATAAGCCCGTCCATCAGTTCAGAAATACGTCAAACCCACCCAGGTCTGGCCCCGCATCTCCGTTAAAACTGTCCCTTATAAACTGCAGGATCTCTTCGAGCTCGTTTTCGTCATATATATTATACCCATACACCGCCTTGATGTATTTTTCGCCATCTTCGTTCTCTTCGATGGCTCCAGTGAGCATAAGAGAGATAATTTCCTCTCTTTTGCCGTATCTTTCGAGGAGACTGTCTAGCTGCGTAGCTATGTCAGTCAACTCAAGCAGGAATTCTGTCTTTGTCATTTGAATTTATTATGAAGAACAAAAGTAAAATGTTCCGTGACGTATCAAAGTTACGGAAGAAAGACATATCCAAGAACCACCTAAAGAACCTACGGTCCACACTACTAGACTTTCAATCTAAGTATGACCTGTTCCAGAAAGAAATGTACTTTATGCTCTGGGCCTACGACCTAGAGTTCTTTACACTTGACTATGCCTCTAGCAATTACGGCATGAGCAAGCAGCACATAGCGGACAGGATTGTATACCCACTAGTGAAAGAAGGGTACATACATAAGGTTTTTGACAAGTTGACTCCTTCACAGACATTTGAGGATCATTTATTTAGAAGTGAAACAAA